GCCTGCGCTGGTGCCGGCACCGGCCGTATCCGTTCCGGTGCCGGCCGCCGCCGTATCGGGCGCAGGCGGTGCAGCGTTGGGACTGCATGTCTCGGCTGACCGTGGATTGCAGATTCATCAGACAGCGGGGCCAGCCGGTATCATGACCATAGCCCAGCCCAACCGTGGCCGGATGGTGGATCGGCCATGAGTCTGTTCGGGATCGGGTCATCGCTGGGCAGCGGATTTTCCGCGTCTCCACTGGGCGGCCTGTCGGATATCGGTGCGCTGGGGGATCTGGCCACTTCCCTGATCGGGGCCACGCTGGCCGAGGCCAGTTTCCGGGGTGTCACATTCTCTATGCCGACATCGGAGGAAGAATCCGGTCGCCGTGTCGTGCAGATGTGGTTTCCCGGCGTCGATTCCTTCGCATTGCAGGATACCGGTGCGTTGGACGGCCCCATGCGTATCCGGGGCATGATCGCGGGTGATGACTACATGTTGCGCACCCTGCGGCTACGGCAGGCGTCCATGCAGCCCGGCCCCGGCACGCTGGTCCATCCATGGTGGGGTGAGCTGAAGGTCCGCGTTCTCCAGCCGCTGAAGATTAGCCTGGACGAGAGCGAACTGGGCATCTGTAGCTTTGAGATGGTGGTGGTGCGCGAGCCGGTGATGGCTACCGCGCTGGACACGCTGACGGCCGTTCTGGTTCAGGCCGACGCCATGGTCGATGGTGCGACCATGCTGATGCGTGACCTGCTGGCTCCAATCGTCCTGCCGCTGTCCATGGCGACGGCACTGGGTAATTCCATATCCCAGATCGCCGGTATCTGGAGCGGCCTGACCGGCAGCGCGCCGGAACCGCTGACATCCGCCGCCAAATCTCCGATCGCCACACTGTCAGCCGGGTTGCCTGAGCCGTTGTCCAATACCGGCACCACATATGCCGACAGTGTGACGGATGCCATTGCGGCCGTGCCGGTTGCCATCGCGGATGCGGTTGCGGTCAGTACGCCCGCCATAGCACCGGCCGGGGCGGCGACCGTGGATACGGCGGATATATCTTCAACGGCGGTTGATCCACGCACTGCGACGATGTTGCTGCTATCGGCCGCGACCGCGATCGGTTCTGCCGGGTCTGCACAGGCATCGGGTCCAGGAGCCGCTGGCGCTCTGGCCATTGCGGCCTGCGCCCGTGCTGTCACGATGTCGCAGGCGCTGGCAACGGCAGCGGCAATTTCCTACGCCAGCCAGTCCGATGCGCTGGCCATGCGTGATACTCTGACACAGGCCATGGATGGACTGACTGCGGATATTGTCGTGGCCGCATCCGGCACCAATGTTCCGGCCTCGGGCGCGGGCACGGTGCTGCCGGTCGCATTCTCGCCCGGCGCGGCGGCATCCCTTGGCGCAGCAGCAGGAATGGCCATATCGGGCGCATCGCTTCCGGGATCGCTGCTCGCCCTGCTGACCGCCGTGACAAACGCGCGGGCGGCTGTCGTGGCGGACATATCTTCCCGTCTGGGGCGGTTGCCCGCCGTGGTCACCGTGGCAGTGCCCCGCGCGATGAGCGCCTGGGCACTGGCCTATGCGCTGGCGGGAGACACGGTGGAAAACGTGGTGCCGATGCTGACGGACATGGTGACACGTAACCTGATCGCCAATCCGGCCACGATTGCGGCGGGAAATGTGGAAGTGCTGGAACAGACATCATGAGCGAAAGCATATCCGTCCAGGGATCACACCGCCCCATGACCGTTCTGGTCAACGGGAAGCCGCTGGTCGAATATACCGAATCCGAATGTGGCCGTGACCTGATGGATATCGCGGGATCGTTCCGTATCTCTTATTTTCCCCGTAAATCGCTGGCTCCCTTTGGTCAGGCCACGCCGGTTTCCCCGACAGCAGTCGCGGAAGCCTCGCGGATCACCGAGCACGACGCGGTAGAGGTGCGGGTCCATGGCAGGACGGTCCTGAAAGGGGCCGTTGATGACGTGCAGGTCCGTGTTGACGAGAATGGGTTTCAGGCCGCTATTTCCGGTCGTGACGTAACGGGCAATATGGTGGACTGCCACGCCAATCCCACCGGGCCGGGAGAATACCGGCAGATCACGCTGGCCAATCTGGTCCAGTCGATCGCCAGTCCTTTCGGCATTGCGGTCACTACGGATGTGGATATTGGCGCGCCGTTTACGCTGGTGGCGCTGGAACCGGCCGAGACAGCCATGGCCGCGATCGAACGGCATTCCCGCCAGCGCGGCATTCTGGTCACTTCGGATGGTGTGGGTGGTATCGTGCTGACCACATCGGGGCGCACCCGCGCGCCGGACGCGCTGCGCCTGCCGGGTAATGTCCACGCCATGGAGGCGCGGATTTCATCGCGCGGTCTGTTTTCTGATGTGTGGGTCAAGGGGGCTTTCAGAAATCTGTTAAGACCCGTTCAGGCACCTCTTCAGGCGGGTTCAGTCCCGCTGTCGGAATCTCTCGCCACTGATGGTTATGGCGCTGATCCGTCCAGACAGGAATCGGCTGCGATCCTGCGCTGGGGGCACTCCATCAATCCGGCGGTGCGGCGTTACCGGCCGCGCGTGTGGCTGGCCGCGACCCAGAGTGGAGGATCAGTAGCGACCCAGCAGAGCGCCAACCCGGTTGACCCGAATACGACCACAACGATCCCGGCGGCGGGCGCATACCGTGCCAGTTCCCGCCAGCCGCGCCGCAAGGCCATGAAGCCACGCAGCGACAACAGCCCCTGGACATTACAGGACCAGGCTGAATGGCGGATGCGATCCACCCGTGCGGGCGCATCCATGCGGGTCTATTCGGTCAAGGGGCTGAGGGCACCATCGGGTGGCCTGTGGCTACCTAACCAGATTGTCCTGGTGCAGGATGACTATCTGGGCATTGACGGGGATATGCTGATTGGTGCCGTAACGTGGGTGGATGGCCAGGACGGATATCGCACCCGCATTTCAGTCGTGGATCCCGATGCGTTTGACCTGACCGGTGACGATGACACTCGCCACAATGGACTGCGACGCACCCGGCGGGCACGCGCGTTTGACGGATCATCCAGTACGAGGACCGGATCATGAGCGGGGATGCGCATAGCTTCGATCATATTGTCATGCAGTTGCGTGGGCTTGCCGTCCGCGCCGTGGTGCAGGCCATTGACGACACGGGAGCCAACCAGCTCGTGACCGTGACGGCCCATGCGGGACGTACCCGCAGTCAGGTGCCGGTGCATCAGCAGTTCGGTCTGTCTTCTTGCGCGCCGGTCAAGGGTGCGGTTACCCCGGTTGTGGCGCTGGGCGGTGATCCATCCGATCTTGTTGCCCTGCCGCCCGCGAATCCGTCGCTGGCCCGCGCGGGCGGTCTGGATGAAGGTGAGACGGTCCTTTACGATTCAGTCGGTCAGCAGATTTATCTGCAAGACGGCAAGATAGTTCGGATCATCGCCGCAACCGAAATGCGCGTCGAGATCGGCGGCAAGACGCTGCTGGACATCACGCCGCAGGGAGCCACGCTGAATGTGGATCTGAAGGTCAATGGCACGATAGCGGCCACCGGCGATATCAAGGCCGGAGATATCAGTGTGCAGGAACATCTGCATAATGGTGTCCAGGTCGGAACAGGCGAGACAGGCGCGCCGCAATCCTAGCCGATCTCACCATGCAGTAGTGCAGGATGCACGGATGGGATCGCGCGCGCGATCCTGCCGGGCATGGCGACAGTCCCGTTCCAGAATATCCAGATGGCCTATGCCCAGGCATTGCGGGCATGCGATGTAGTGATTGCGGTGACCGCTGCCGGTCGCGGGCGCATCGCCATTGATCGCACCGGGGCTACGCCGGTCCTGCTGGCGATGGGAACCGACCGGCGCGCCCGCGATGATGACCGCATCCCCGGCACATTGAACGGGATTGCCCCTGGTGGGATCATGGCCGCGCGCGGCTGGCCGGGAGATATATTCCTGACAGGCGGCGTGCGCATGGGATCGCGACTGTGGTTACTGGAAGACGCGAAGCAGGATGACGCTGCCCGTCTGGCCGCCGGACGCTACATTGCGGAGCCAATGGCTGATCTTGCGGCTTTCTACGATATCCAGATCGGCAGCGGGGCATCATTTACCGCACGCGGCCGGGTGCAGGTCACGGCAACCCTTCCGACCGGAACGGTCACGGCTCCCGTAAAGCAGTCATGACATTATCCATTCCACTGCCACAGACCCTGTTTGACAGATTCTGCACCGCTCTGGATGGCATGACCTTCACCGCCAGCGATGGCACGTCCGTCAAGCTGGATGCCCGTGCGCCCAATACGCTGGAAAACGTGCTGGCGGCCGTTCATGCCATGGGCCTGTTCGGCCTGTATCTGACACTTCAGTCCCTGGCCAAGGAACTGATGGTTACCACGGCGACGGAAAACGGGCTGTTGCCGCAGCACGCGGTCATGTGGGGCATTCCGCGCAATCCGGCGACGGCGGCCGTAGGTTATGTCATGGCCACAGCATCGGTTGAGACCATCGTGCCACAAGGGACGGAATTCACGGTGGACGGCACTGTCCGCTGGATCACGGCCCAGGCCGTGACCGTTCCGGCCGGGTCCAATGGAACGCCTGTTCCGGTTGTGGCCGAGACTACCGGCACAGCGGGAAACCTTGCCGCAGACATAACTGTCACGATGGTATCCCCCATCGACGGAATTACATCCGTCGCGGTGGATTCGGATGGGTTGGCCGGTGGTGCGGATATCGAGGATGTCGAGATCTGGCGCAGCCGGATCATTGACCGTATCCGCAACCCCGCATCTGGTGGCAGCGAGGCTGATTACGAGCGATGGGCCAAGGATGCGGGCGCGCCATATTTCAATGTGGTGCCGGACTGGGTAGGCTCCAACACCATTGGCATCATCGTGGCGATGCCCGGACCGACCGTTCCCACGGCCGCCCAGTTGGCCATGATCAAGTCCTACATCGACCAGGAGCGCCCGGTGCGTGGGAATATCGTGGTCGTGGCGGCCGAGATCGTCCCGCAGACCCCCACAATTTCCCTCAACCCGGATACTGCGAACGGGCGGACGCTGGTTCAGGCGGCGGTGTCCGCCTATTACGCGGTTCAGACCATTGGCGGGTGGCTGTATAAATCCCAGTTATCGGACGCGATTTCGTCAGTGTCCGGTGAGACCAGTCACGTCATATCCGTCCCGACAGGTGACCAGCAGATGGCCCCGAACCAGTTGGCGTCCTTCGATCATATCGAATGGGGGAACGTGGTATGAGCCGTACGCCCGAACAGGTGCTGACGGAACATCTGGCGGCCCTATGCCCGGATGGATGGGCATGGCCGCAGGAACCTGACAGCAATCTGGCGGGTCTGCTCTATCCATTCTCCGCACTGGTGGCGCAGGCGGAAGCGGATATGGAGGCGCTGAAGCCGGAAATAAATCCAGGGACGTCCACCCTGCTGCTGGATGATTACGAGGCTGTGCTGGGGCCTGACCCATGTGGTCGTGACACGCTGGCGACGACTACGGCGCTTCGTCAGGCGCTGGCCTATCAGCGGTGGACCGCCCAGGGCGGCTCCAGCATTCCCTTTTTCACCCGCATGGCGAAGGCGCTGGGTGTCGATATCGAGATCGAGGAACCGTGGCCCGCCGAATGTGGCGTTGCGATCTGCGGGGATGCCATCTGTTCGGGTGGCAACGTGCTTTATGACTGGATCGTCCACGTCAGGTCGGGAACGGCCAATCTGGAAGTGGATGCCGCGATCTGTGGACCGGCGGTCTGTGGCATGTCGATCTGCGGATCCGTCGTCGTGCCTGCGATCGCAGATGAGGCGCAGGCGCTTTATTGCCCCATGGCGCGCAACAAGCCTGCCGATACGTACCTATATATTGTTGATCAGGAACTGAACTGATGGTCGATTACACTACCGCATCCGGCTATGTGACGGATGACAAGGGACGGCGGCAGTATGTTGATCGCAGCGATGCGGCTGGTGTCCAGGGCACCTATCTGTTGGCGTCGGATCGCAACCAGGACCGCAATGCGATCATGGATCCCATTATTACGGCCGGTCTATCCGGGAATGCGGCTGACGATACTCTTCTGACGCAGGCCATCCGTTTTCTGTGCGGTGAGCAGGTCAGTGTCGTCAATGACAAGATCGTAAATGAAGCGACGTTACGGGCAAACGCGGATGCCCTGTTACAGCCGCTTCTGGGTTTCATTCCCGCGCAGCAGGGCGGCGGCTTCGATCAGGTTGCGGGCAAGGTCTATCTTGGCCGTGACACCACCTATCCTGGGCTGCGTTACTCCTATGTCAACACATCGGGCGACATCACCACGGGCGGCTACCTGCTTTCGACCTACGGGACGGAACTGAACGGCGCGTATGGCGCGCTTGGCGACCTGTCCTATGACGGGAATCATCGGCTGGTGTACCAGTCCTATTCCATGAACGGTACCTATTATACTGCCGCCCTGTATTCGGACATAACCGCTGAAGCCACGGCCCGTGCGGCTGCTGTCACTTCCGAAGCCACAGCCCGCGCCAATGCCGATGCGCAGCTCGTATCCGGCACATCCGGCATGGTGTCCGGAGATGCGCAGGGGACGGGGCTTCACTACAGCGGCACGGGGCGTATGTATGCCAGCTACACCGGCGGCGGTGGAATGCTGGCATGGTATGCGGATGTGACTGCTGAGACCTCGCGCGCCGAGGCCGCCGAATCTGCCGAGGCCACAGCGCGTGCCAATGCTGACGCCAATCTGATTTCCGGAACGGTCGGAATGGCAACCGGCGACGAACAGGGGTTGACGCTTCACTACAGCAGCACCGGATACCCGTATTTTGGGTATTCGGGAGGTGGAGATTTTCTGGCGTGGCACTCCAACGTGACGGCGGAAACTTCCAGAGCGGAAGCCGCTGAGGCCGCCGAAGCCACGGCCCGCGCCAACGCCGACGCCAAGCTTGTATCAGGTTTCTGGAATCCCACGGATACGCAGGTTGCAGCACTCGTGTTTTCGGGCGGAAATACGAGCACGGTAAGCGCTGTAAGCCTTCAGGGGCATACTATAACTTAGCGCAGCGAGCAGACGTTCCTGTGGGGTGCCTGACCTTCTGGCCCTCATCAACGCCTCCGAGTGGCTGGCTCATACTTAACGGAGCGAGCTTCAGCACGACCACCTATCCAGTATTGGCGGCGCGCTTCCCATCGGGGGTTCTCCCGATATGCGCGGAAAATTTGTCCGTGCCTGGGATGATGGAGCCGGTATCGACCCGACAACCGGGCGTGCGCTGCTGTCGGTCCAGCAGGACGCCGTGCAGGAAATGACCGGTTCCGCTTATACCACGGTAGCCGATATCAGCACGGCGAACGCCGCGACCGGTGTATTCAACACCGGAACGCATACGGCGGGGAATGTCCCGTCCTCTTCCAGCGTGTCTGGCGCTTACCACGAACTGAACTTTGACGCCTCTGCTGTTGCACGGACGGCGACGGAAACGCGCCCCGTCAACATGGCATGGAACGCGATCGTAAGGGCTGCATAAATAATGACACCATCGAAACCCCGCACCACCCTCGATTCTTCCGGATTTGCCGCCTCTCCGGGCTGGGTGACTGTTCACAACTATGCCAGACATACCGGCGAATACAGATCGACATCGGATGTGCTGCTTGCGCGGGGTGTCGGCATTCCCGCCCTGGCCACCACAACGGACCCGCCAGACGCCAAGGAGGGTTTTGCCCGTGTTTTCGTCAATGGGGCGTGGTCCCATGTCGAAGATCATCGGGGCGAAGTCTGGTATGACAGGGATACCGGCCGCGCCGTAAAGGTCTCAGGTCTTGGGCCGGTTGACCCCGCCGTGCATGTGGCGACGAAGCCCGTAATCACGATACCGCTTGCGACACAGGCCGCCACGGCGCTGGCGCAGGCCCGCACCCATGTCCTGCACCACTACAAGCTGCTGGATGAGCCGACACCGGCGGTCTGGATTGCTTATCTGAAGGCCCTCATGGCCATTTCGGATGGCACCGATACGGCCAGCACCGTTCTGCCCGCCCGACCCGCGCAATGATAACCGGAGATATCCACCATGACCGATGCAGCTTCCACGACCACCACCGCGACTGACCAGACCGCAACGCCAGCAGTTCCCGCACCCCAGAACTATGTTCTGTACCGCACGGCCCAGCTTGGCTGGCAGCAGGTCGGCTATGTCATCATGCCCATGATGCTCGCCAGTGCCGATGCCTACACGCCGCCCGCTGGCATGGCGCTGGGACTTGATGCGGCAGGGGATTATCCGGCGGGAAGCATCTATACGCCTGCGACTACACAGACTGCCGCGACCGCCACGGCGGAAACACCCGCTTCCGCTACAGGCACGTGAGCGGATTCGTCATCAAGCAGGGCAACACATTCCGCCTTGCCGCCCTGATCCGCGATTATCGTGGTGCCGTGCTGGACCTGACGGGATGTGTGTTCACCAGCCAGCTTCGTGATGTGCTGGGGAACCTGCTGGCCGACCTGACGGTCCAGCAGGTTCCCGGCCGCACCGGTGTCCTACAGATCGGCAGCACGGCTGACACCGGCGCGTGGGCACCATCGCTATATCGCTGTGACCTGCGCGTGGTCTGGCCTGATGGCACCATCCAGTCGAGCCATACCTTTCCCGTTACCGTTATTGCGGGCGTGACAGTGCCCGCCGCAGGCAATCCCGCATGAATGACGCCGTTCTCCTGACCAATCAGCCATGGTGGTCGAGATTGCACCCGGCAATGCCGCGACAGCGCCGCTGTCCATAAGTTCCGTGTCATTCGACGGCACCGGCAACCTGACCGTCACCCTGTCTGACGGCACTGTGCTGGAACCGGTGCCCTGCGCGCAGAAGATCGCGGGCGCATTCGGTGGCGTCGCCCTGGTCGTGGTGGATGCGGCGGGGAACCTGCTGGCGAATGGAAAGCCGGTTGGCATGGTGGCGGCATCATGATCGGGCATGTGTTCGATGTGGTGAATGCCTGGTCTGGCCTGATCGAGGGCATTCTGGGGGTTGTCGGGGGCTGGTGTGGCAATGTGGCGAAAAACCGGATTTCCAGACGCCAGGAGCAGCTTGCCGCAGGCCAGCAGGCGCTGGCGCTGGTTGCGCAGACCCGTGAACTGATAGGTGAGTATATCCAGCGCACCGATATGCTGACGCACCAGTTATGGGTGCGAGATGATGTAATTCAGGAAGTCTATGCCCAGGCTATCGCGGCACGCTTACTGGTATATGAGCTTGATGCCAATGCGGGACGGCCACCGCGACAGTTCGATCCGCTACCGTCCTATCCCGTCATGCCCGTGAGCCAGCAGGATGAAGGTACGCCCTCACCGGAACACGAAGACATAAAAAAAGAGGTCTGAGGGGCCTCTTATCGTCATCTAAGAGCAGTTCTGTGGGGTTCCATTTCTTCTGTCCCGCAGTTCCAAACCTGTTGGCGCGCTACAGC